CGTACGCCAACTTCGGCTTCCGCCCAGCGCCCGACGGCATGCTATCCGGTGCGCAGTCTTCCGACGGCGAGCCCATCCCTGCTCCCCCGCAAGCCAAGGCTGCGCGGACGGCAGGGCAGGTGTTCGACGCGCTGGCACGCCTGCACGGCGTCAGCATCAACGACCCCAAGGATGCAGCTGTCCGCGCGCTGGGCAAGGCCCATGCTGATGCGATGTTCAGCGTCATGCACCACACCGACCGTCAGCTGGCGCACAGCCGCGAACAGCAGGAGCTCGCCAAACGCCGCCTGGAGGTGCTGACCGTCGCGCTGGATGCTGCGAGCAACCTGCGCAGCCTGGTCTACAAGGCGCTTGAAGCCCCCTCCTACGCGTTGCATGCGGAGAAGGTCCGCAAGGGCAGCCGCCGTGCCAAGGAGATCGAGGCGCAGTTGGCCGCGCTGCATGCCCTTCGCGTCGAGGCGGAGAAGCATTACGGCCGCATCTATGACAATGCCTTCAAGCCTTCCGGCGCACCGCCAAAGTAAAGCGATTCTAGCGGCATGACATGGAAAGGGGCGCCCCATATGCCGGAGCGCCCCTTCACGCCGTCCTCGCGCTTTACTTAGCGGCTGTTCAAGGGCTTGCCTGCAAGGTGCGCAGCCCATATCCGCCCAATGGTGGACTTGTTGACGCCGAAGCGCGATGCGACGTCCTTCTGCGTGACGTCACCTGCCTTGAGCAGCGTCACGATCTTGGTCCGCTGCTGGTCAGTCAGCTCCCGGGCAGGATGCGCAGCCATCAGCGGAATCTCGAAGCGTGCCGGAGCAGCACGCTGAAGCGTTCTATCATCCGCGACATGTCCTGCTCCGACAGGCTAAGCACGCCCACGGAGCCCTGCCCCAGCTTCAGGACGACGTCCATGTGGAGCACGCCTTGGTAGCGTGCCATCCCCATGGACTCAGCGTCGATCGTAACATCATGCGCCATGTTGGGTGCAGGCACACTGAGCTGGCGGAACTTGGCCATCAGCGCTTGCCCTTCAGCACTGCGCGCACAACGCGTGACGGGAGCCCTGTCCGCACGGCGATCTCCTGCACGTTGTAGCCCCGCCCTTTCAGCTTCGTGACATCAGCCTGCTCCGCAAGCGTTGTCTTACGCAGCGCTGGGCCCCCTGCCTTGGCGGTGTTGAGCTCTTGGTGTCGGATCATCTAGCCCTCCAGCTTCTTGGGTGGGAATGGGTGCTTGGTCGCCTGGGCGAATGCGATGCACTCACCCCTGTTGGTGAAGCCATACTTGGCGGCCAGCATGCCCCGATGGTCCAGCGCAATGGCCCACCACTTGTAACGGCTGCCTGCTAGCTCTTGCCCTTCGCAGACCCAGCCATTGATCTCGACGTCCCCGTCGGTCAGTGGTATGGAGTGCTCCAGGGCAGCGCGCACGCTGGGGCGCAGCTTGACGCGCTCATTCGTCATAGTCGCGCACCGCCTGCCAGATGGCCTCGACGTAGACAGCGATGCCGCTCAGCGCCCATGCGATGAAGCATAGCAGGCGCTCGGTTGGGGTATCCAGTAGGTAGGCCAGGATGGCCCAGCCCACCAGTGACCCGAGAATGGCAAAGGTACGCATTGGTTAGCCTCCCGCTTCCACGACGACCCGGATGGTGTCGTGGTCGACATTGTCAATGGTTTCGCGCTTGTCGGACACCAGCGTGGTCATGGCCTCCGACAGCTTCTCGGTCAGGTGCGATTCGAGATGGGTCTTGTCGCCGATGCCGAAGTGCGGATGCCTCGCGTCGATGACCATCTCGAAAGTCATGGTGACCTTGACCTTCATCGGGTGTTTGGCATTCGGGTGGTGGTCCATGGTCTAGCCTCCGTAGTTGATCAGATAGGCGTTGCGGTCCAGGAGCTCCCAGTGCGCGAGCTCGATCTGCCCCGCCTCGCGCATGCGATGCAGGATGTCAAGGTAGTTGCTATACTGGAAGATGCGCTTGTGGCGGTAGACGTCGCAGCGCCCCGCCCTGGCTGCTGGTACGACTGCCAGCACGCGGATGTCAGGTCCCCCTTCCGGGAGCACGCGCTTGAAGCGCAGCGTTGCGGTCAGCTTGGTGCGTTCCATGGTCAGGCGTCCTTGTAGCAGCGATAGCCCAGGTCTCCGTGCGGGAAACGGCGCTTGGCGTAGCCCCTGCACCCGGCAAGCTCATCCAGGTACTTGCGCGCGGTTGTGACGCTGACGCCCGCCTCAGCAGCTACGCGTGCGGCAGAAATCCAGGACGAGAAGAACTGCCCCGGCTTGTTGGCCGCGTTGGAGAGGTTCTCCAGCGCAGTGCGGACCTTGGTGCGGGTGTCGGTCATGGTCAGGCTCCGAAGCGCTGCTTGAGGGTGAAGGTCAGGAAGTTGAGCAAGGGCTCGGTCACCCCCGCGGCGTCCAACTTCCCCACGCGATAGGCCTTGATGAGGTCGCGCGTCATCTCAGCGCGCACCTTGGGCCTGCCCTCGCTGGCCTGGAGCTCACCCAGCAGAGCGCGCTGGTGCTGTTCGGTCAGGTCGCTCAGTGCGGTGCGCAGAGCGTCGAAATGGGTCTTGGTCAGCATGGCTAGCTCCTGCCCCTGATGCCGAGGCGCGCAATGCAGTATATACCTGTGCTGCAACATAGCGCAAGTAGGGAAATATGTCCGCCATCATGGATACCAAATACCGCCGCGAACGCCAGCGCAACGCCGCTAAGATGCGCGACAAGTCTCGCGTCCCTGCTCCCGCCCAGTCGGTTGCACCCGACCTGAGCATGCTACAGCAGATCGCCAACGCAGCTGACGGCTGGCACGCCGCGGCGGTGGATCCATACAAGAAGGCGCACCTGCGCGATGCAGGGCTGGTGACAATCACCAGAGGCCGCATCAAGGTCACGGAAGAGGGACGCCGCAAGCTGGAAGACCAGCGCTGGGCGACAGCACATGACGGACGAGTCCGACCAAGCCATAGCTGAGATCGGCCACAATGGGGGCCCGCCACTGCCCCTCGAATTCCCCGAGAAGATGGTCCCGTTCCTGAGCGAACAGGCCCGCTTCAAGGTAGCTAAGGGCGGACGTGGTGGTGCCAAGTCATGGTCCATCGCACGCCTGCTGGTCATGAAGGCCATGTACGAGAAGCACTTGATCCTGTGCGCTCGTGAGTTCCAGACCAGCATTGCGGACTCGGTGCATGCACTGCTGGTCAGCCAGATCGATGCAATGGGCCTCGTGCCCTTCTTCTATGTGACCGACACCGAGATCTTCTGCCGCGTCACAGGCACGCGCTTCATCTTCAAGGGGCTGCGGCGCAACATCCAGGAGATCAAGTCCACCGAGGGTGTGACCATCTGCTGGGTGGAAGAGGCCCAGGCGGTCAGCGAGCACAGCTGGAAGATCCTGACGCCTACCATCCGCGCCAAGGGCTCGGAGATCTGGCTCAGCTTCAACCCGCAGGACGAGGAGGATGCGACCTACCAGCGCTTCGTCCTCAAGCCCCCGCCCGGTACGCTGAACGTCACCATCAACTGGAATGACAACCCGTGGTTCCCGGAGGAGCTCGAATCTGAGCGCGCCCACATGCAGGCGACCGACCCGGACGCGTATGACTGGGTATGGGGCGGCAAGTGCAGGCACATCAGCGAGGCGACCATCTTCCGAGGCAACTACGAGATAGTCGACTTCGACACGCCTGAGAATGCGCAGTTCATGTTCGGCGCTGACTGGGGCTTCGCGACCGACCCAACCGCGCTGGTGCGTTGCTGGGTGGAGCAGCATGGGGGCCCAGGCAAGGACATCCTGCACATCGACTATGAAGCCTACGGGCACAAGGTCGAGCTGGATGATCTGCAGTACCTGTTCGGGGGCGGCAAGGCGCAGAAGAATGGTGCCATCTACCCGGGCATCCCGAAGGCCAAGGACTACCCCATCAAGGGGGACAGCAGCCGACCCGAGACCATCAGCTTCATGAACGGCCAAGGCTTCTTCGTCAAGCCTGCTGCGAAGTGGGAGGGCTGCGTCGAGGACGGCGTCGAGTTCCTGAAGGCCTACAAGAAGATTCGTATCCATCCGCGGTGCAAGCACATGGCGCAGGAAGCGCGCCTGTACAGCTACGTGGTGGACCCACGCAATGGCGACATCCTGCCCAAGGTGGCGGACAAGCACAACCACCTGTGGGACGCTGTGCGCTACTCGCATGACGGCATCATCACCAAGTCCGGTGGCCTTGGCGTATGGCGCAAGCTGGCGTCGCAGATCCAGTAAGGACACAAGCACATGGCCGACAAGCCGCGCGTCCGCGTGCCCGCTGGTTCCAGCCCGCGCCTGACGACCGACAGCTTCGCCAACATCGTCGCCCATATCGGGCAGCAGACCAACAACATCTCGGCGGCAGGCGGATACCGGGTCAACCCCATCAGCCGGATCCGCACGCAGCTGGAGTGGATGTATCGCGGCAGCTGGCTCATCCGCAAGGTCGTTGACCAGCCTGCGGACGACATGACGCGCGCCGGCATTGACTTCGACACTGACCTGCCCCCGGATGCGGTGGAGCGTCTGCTGACGGCATGGACCAAGCACAAGCTGTGGGATCAGCTGCGCGACACCATCAAGTGGGCGCGCCTGTACGGCGGCGCGATGGCCTACATCATGATCGACGGGCAGGACCCGGAGACGCCGCTGCGCATGGACACCATCGCCCAGGGCGCATTCAAAGGCCTGCTCGTGCTGGATCGCTGGATGATCGACCCGATGCTGTCGACGCCCATCCAGGACCTGGGGCCCCTGCTGGGCGAGCCGACCTTCTACCAGACGACCACGACCTCCGACATCCCCAACATGCGGATCCATCATACGCGCCTGATCCGCTTCGATGGGGACATGCTCCCGTACTGGCAGCGCCTGACCGAGAATGGCTGGTCCGTCAGTGTGGTCGAGCAGCTGTACGATCGCCTGCTCGCCTTCGATAGCGCGACGCAGGGCGCGGCGCAGTTGGTCTACAAGGCGCACCTGCGCACCTACAAGGTGCCCGGGCTGCGGCAGCTTATCGCCGCTGGCGGTCCCATGTACGACGCCTTCTTGCAGGCGATGAATATGATCCGCCTGATGCAGACCAACGAGGGTCTGACCATCATCGACGGCGAGGACGAGCTCGAGTACCACACCAACAGCGCCTTCAGCGGCCTGAGCGACGCGCTGACGCAGTTTGGTCAGCAGCTATCGGGTGCGTGCTCCATCCCGTTGGTCATCCTGTTCGGGCAGTCGCCGTCAGGCTTCAGCACCGGCGAGACG